AGATCCTGACCGCCATCCGCCTCGGCCTACGGGAGGGAACCGCGGCCAACGCATGCGGCGTGGCAGCCCAGACCCTGCGCAGCCACATCGACCGCAACCCAGACTTTGCAGACAAGATCGCAACATCTATGGCGTCGGCGGAGCGCAAAGCACTAGTGGCTGTATGTGAGCGGTTCGACGACGACTGGCGCGCGGCTCCCTGGTTTCTGGAGCGCCGGTTCCCTGAGACCTGGGGCAAGCGCGACGCGCCGCCGATCGAGGCCGAGCACCAACCGGACCCGCGCTTCGATTGACCGCGACCCTGGCACCCTTCTGGCGCATGGACGACCCGGTGCTCGCCGACGACGGCAGCATCGCACGGGGCGGCATGTTCCAGCACCAGCGCGACTGGTGGGATCTGCCCAACTTCATCAGGGGCCTGGTGACCGGCTACGGCGGCGGCAAGACCATGGCGCTGGGCAAGCGCATGATCTGGCTGGCGATCAAGAACGCACCCGTGCCCGTGGTCACGGTCAGCCCGTCCTACCCGATGGCGCTGACGACCATCGTGCAGACGCTTGACGAGCTGCTCGACGGCAAGTGCCGGAACGAGCGCCAGATGCGCTACCACCTGTTCCGCAGCCAGCCCTACCGCTTCCACATCCAGTATCGGGACCGCACGGCGACGATCCTGTGCATGTCCGGCGAGCGGCCCGAGCGGCTCAAGGGGGCGAACATCGCAGCGGCCGGCATCGACGAACCGTTCATCCAGCCCGTCGAGGTGTTCGAGCAGATCCTAGCCCGTGTGCGTCACCCTGACGCCAAGCAGCGCGAGATCAACGTCACAGGCACGCCCGAGGGCGTCGTCGGCTGGGGCTACGACCTGTTCCAGGGCGAGATGCGCGAGAAGCATGACCTAGGCCTGGTGCAGTCCTCGAGCACGGCCAACCGCGCGCTGCCGCCGGACTACGTCGAGCGGCTGACCAGCAGCTACGACGAGGCCGCGGCCGAGGCCTACGTGCAGGGCAAGTTCGTCAACCTGAGCACGGGCCGGGTCTACCACAGCTACGACCCCGACATACACAGCGTTGCGGCCGAGCCGCCGGCTGACGCCGAGCTGTGCGTCGGGATGGACTTCAACGTCAACCCGCTCGCGTTCGTCGTGTTCTGGCGCACCAAGGACCACGTCCACATCGTCGCCGAGCACGAGCTGCCCAACTGCGACGCCGAGCAGGCCGCCGCGTTCATCAAGCAGACCTACCCGCAAATCCGCCGCATCTACCCGGACGCCAGCGGCCAGAACCGCCAGCACGCCGGGGCCGGCGGCAAGAGCGCGTTCGGCTACCTCCGCGACGCCGGCTTCACCATCTGCGCGCGCCGCGCCAACCCGCAGATCGTCGACCGCATCAACGCCGTCAACGGTGCCCTGCGCCATGGGCGCGTGACGCTGTCGCCGTCATGCCGTAAAATGCGCGCCTATCTGCTCGGCTATACGCACACCGACAGCAACAAGCAGGTGCAGAAGGACATGAGCCACCTGCTCGACGCCTTTGGCTACCCCGTGGCCTACCTGTTCCCCGTAGTGCGCAACACCGCGACGACTGTGGCATTCCGACAATGAGCATCACCCACGACGACTATCGGCACGCTGCACCGCTGTGGCGCAAGGTCCGCGACTGCATCGAAGGCGAGGACAAGATCAAGCACGAGCGGGAGCGATACCTGCCCATGCTGACCAGCCAGCGCGAGAGCGGCGACATCTACGCGCTCGAGAGCTACAACAACTACCTGCTGCGCGCGTCGTTCTACGGTGCGGCCTCGAGGACGCAGGCCGGCCTAGTGGGCGCGGTGATGCGCCGGCCGCCCACCATCGAGGGCGTGCCCGACGCGCAGATGATGCAGCTGGAGGACAACGCCGGACCCAACTACGAGGGCCTGCAGGCGCTGGTGATGCAGCAGCTGTCCGATGCCGTCAGCGTGGGCCGCTACGGTCTGCTGGTCGAGCGCGGCGACGACCCAACGCTGCCGCCATACCTGTGCATGTTCAAGGCCGAGGACATCGTGTTTTGGCACTGCACGGACTACGGCGGCCGCAAGCTGCCCACGACGATCACGCTGCGGCAGACCTACGAGGTGCCCAAGGATGGCGACCTGATCGGCAACGAAACGGAGCTCAAACAGCAGTTCCTCATCTTGCGCCTGGGCATGGTCAGCGACTACCCGTACGTGCAGGACGTAGAGGGCGGCGACGCGCTGGCGTCTGCGCCATCGGGCGAGCTGGTCTACTGGCAGGAGTACTGGCGCGAGAAGGGCAAGCAGCGCAGCGGCGTGCGCAGCGGCGAGCTGGAGCTCCACAGCATCAAGGTGCCGACCAAGAACGGCGGCCGGTTCTGGAACGAGATCCCCATGGACATCGTCAACGCCGTGGGCGGCGTGACGGTGGACACCGAGACTGCGCCGATGCTCGGCCTGTGCAACGTCATGCTGTCGCACTACCGAGGCAGCGCGGACCTGGAGTGGGGCCGGCACATGACCGCGATCCCGCAGCCGTGGGTCTCGGGCTTCCAGCTCGAGGAAGGCACCAAGCTGATGGTGGGCTGCGGCTACGCCTGGGCCAGCCCTGAGCCTGGTGCGAACGCGCAATACCTGGAGTTCAGCGGCGCGGGCCTGGGCCACATCCGCGAGGGCCTCAAGGACAAGGAACAGCAGATGGCGGTGCTGGGCGCGCGCATGCTCGAGGAGCAGCCGGCGACGGCCGAGGCCATGGGCACCGTGCGGTTGCGCCAAGCCGGCGAGCGCAGCGTGCTGTCCACCATCGCCGAGAACGTCAGCGAGGCGACCACGCGCGCGATGCAGCGGTGGATGGCCTGGCAGTTCCCGGCCTACGACGACACGGCGCTGGCGCAGGAGATCAGCTACAGCCTGACCGCCGACTTCGACGCGTCGCGCATGGACCCCGGCGAGCTGGCCACGCTCACGCAGAGCCTGCAGGCTGGCACGATTAGCTGGGAGACCTACGCGTTCAACCTGCGACGCGGCGAGATGCTGCCGCCTGGCGTCAGCGACGAGGACGAGCGCGAGCGCATCCAGATGGGCGCACCGGGCCGCAGCCGCAAGGACGAGCTGCAGATGCTGCAGACCGACGTGCGCGAGGGTCGCATCAGCCAGCGCACGTATCTGGCGCAGGTCAAGGCGCTGGGCATGTTGGGCGAGGTCGAGGTCGAGGCCGAGCTTGAAGCGGCCGAGGACGACAAGGCGCGCGCGGCCGAGGCGCAGATGGCGCGGTTCATCCAGCAGGTGCCCACGACTGACGCATGACCGGGCTGCCGCCTATCGACCCGAGCGTGCGCGACAAGCTACGCCGGGAGCTACGCGAGCGCGCGGGTGAGTTTCTCACGCGCTTCAACCGTCACGACGTGCTGATGGCGCGCGGCGTGCGCGGCGTGCAACTCGAGGCGCAGCAGCTGTTCCGCCGCATGGTGGTCGAGCCGTTGCTCGAAAGCATTGGCGGCAAGCTGGCCGGGTTCGACGTGCGAGGCCGCGACGCGATCCCTGAGCGTTACCCGCAGCTGCAACTCCTGCTCGACGAGATCGACAACATCATCACGCGCGGCATCCTCGAGCTCCGTATGCAGACGCTGGAGCGGCTCAAGGAGATCGGGCAGCAGGAGGCCGTGTTCGTGGCCGACAACGTCGAGCGGACGACCGACCAGGCCATACCCGTGCGCGAGGCACCGGACCCAGCTCGGCAGCGCGTCATGGGCGACACGCCCGAGCAGTGGTTCGACAAGATGCTGCAGGGGCCGACCGGCGACAACGTGCGCCGACGCATCATGCAGGGCCTCGAGGCAGGCGAGACGGTGGACCAGATCGTGCGAGGCGTGAAGGGATCGCGCACCGAGGAAGGCATCCTAGACCGCGCCACCAAGGGCGTGGACACGCTGGTGCGGACGGCCGCGACCACCGAGAGCAACGCCGCGCGCGAGGAGACGTTCCGCGACCTAGGCGTCACGCATTGGCGCTTCGTGGCAACCCTGGACACCAATACGACCATCCTGTGCGCCAGCCTGGACGGCGAACGCTACCCCATCGGCGAGGGCCCGATGCCGCCGCTGCACCCCAACTGTCGCAGCGTCGCGGTGCCGGACCTGGGCGACGACCCGGACGGCACGCGCGCGTCACAGACCGGCGACGTGCAGGCCGGCACGACCTTCGAGGAATGGCTGCGCACGCAGTCCGTCGAGGAGCAGGAGTTCATGCTGGGCAAAAAGAAGGCGGCTGCTTGGCGTCGCGGTGACATCAGCCTCAAGCAGATGCTGGGCCGCGATCTGGAACCGCTGACGTTGGCCGAGCTAAAGGACAAGGACAGGATCTAATGCCCAAGCACATCAGAGGCGCATACGCGACCAAGCCATCCAACGGCCCGAAGAAGGGCAAGAAGCCACCCAAGAAACCCAAGAAGTGAACATGCTCCGCAAGACCTACGAGACGCAAGACCAGATCCCCGAGGGGATGCGCGACCACTACACCGACACCGGCAACGGCTGGCAGCTGCAGCTGGACGCTGACGACGGCCCGGCGGTGGACCTGACGCGCTACCGCGAGATGCGCGACAACAACATCAAGATGAAGGCACAGCTCGAGGAGCTGATGACCGAGCAGCAGCAGATCCGCGACCAGTACAAGACGATGCTGGACAAGGCGCAGGGCGAGGAGGAGGCCGCGCTGCTCAAGCAGGGCCAGTTCGACGAGGTGCTCGAGCGCCGCACGCAGGCCATCAAGACGGAATACCAGCGGCAGCTGGAGGATCTACAGCAGCAGCGCGAGCAGGCGGAGAACGACCGCCAGGCAGCTCGGCAGCGGTTCGGGTCCGTCTACCTGGGCGAGCAGTTGTCCACAGCCCTGGAGCGCAAGAAGCTGCGCCTGCGTCCGACCGCGCGCGCGGACCTGATGACGCGGGCTGGCACCGCGTTCGACGCCAACGAGGCCATGGACGGCCTGGTTGCCAAGAACGACATGGTCGGCGAGAACGGCGACCCGTTGAGCCTGGAGGCATGGCTGGACCGGACGGTTAGCGACGCGCCCCACCTGTTCGACGGCGGCGAGGGCGGCGGAGCTAGGCCCGGCGGCGCGGCCGGCGGCAACGTCATCAGGCTGGCGGACGTGAAGAACGACCCGGTGGCCTTCCTGCAGGCATCTGAGCGCGTGACGCGAGGAGAGGCCAAGTGGGCGGAATGAAGCTATTCAGCGTCCAGTTTCGGCACACCGCAGGCCCCGTCGAGCTGGTGATGCCGAAGGGCAGCCACCTGTTGCAAGTTCACCAGAGCCGCAGCGGCTACTGGTTTGCCGATCTGGTGGCACCGGAGACCAGCGAGGAGGAGCCGCTGCGGTTGTTCATCGCCACCATGCGCGACACCACGGCGCAGATCGAAGCTGGCTGGGAATGCGTTGGGCACACGACCACGAACAGCGGGACGCGCGCCTACGTGTTCCACGAGCGGCCCAAGCGCAAGCAAGGCAGGCCCAGGAAAGCCGCCACAGCCCCTGCAGTTGACGCGAGCGGGCAGTAGTGGATACAATGCCGCCGCGCAGCTTCCGGCCTTAGAGGGCCACCTGCGCGCCGCAGACGCGGGACAGCCTAGCCAGCAGCGTTGGCCAGGGGACACCGCCGACCGGGAGCCCAGCGGGCTGCCGACAGCCGGGCCGGCTGGAGCGGGAAACGAAACCCTGAACACAGAAGGAGACGGGCCACGCCTGTTTCTGTTCGTCGGCCCGGCAGTCTGAATGGCTAACACCATCACCAACGTCGTCCCCAAGCTCGTGGGACTGATGCTTCCCAAGCTGCGGGCCAACTCGGTCATGCCGCGCCTGGTCAACCGGGACTTCGACACGCTGGGCGCGCAGCCCGGCAGCTCCATCGACGTGCCGATCCCGCCGACCATCGCGACGGCCGACGTGACCGCCGCCAACACGCCGCCGTCCACCGCTGACATCACCCTGAGCACGGTCAACGTGCCGCTGTCGAGCTGGAAGGAAGCCGCGTTCTACATGACGGACAAGGATCTGCTCGAAGTCGAGCAGGACAAGCTGCCGGGCGTCGTCGAGTCGGCACTGGCCTCCATCGTCAGCACCATCGACGCGGCGATCCTCGAGGCGGCCATGAACGGGCACGGCCTGGCGGACGACCAAGGCGGCAGCGTGTTCAACGCCATCGCGGACGTGACCGCGCCGCAGAAGCTGCTCAACACCAACAAGGTGGCGCGCGGCGAACGCTACTGCGTGTTCCAAGAGGACGCGGAGGCCAACCTGCTCGCGCTTGAGCAGTTCACCAGCGGCGACTACGTCACGGGCTTCCCCGTCGAGAGCGGCGACATGGGCTTGACGCCCAAGATGGGCATGGCCTGGGTCATGGACCAGAACGTCGGCACGCACACCTGCGGCGGTGCCAATGCTGCTTACGACCTCAACGGCGCGGCGTCGATTGGCGACAAGACCATCGCGGTGGACACTGGCTTCGGCACGATCCTCGAAGGCGACACGGTCACCATCGGGAGCTACAACTACGGCGTCGCCAGCACCGTGGGCGGCAGCAATGTCACCAGCATCACGCTGAACCAGGGGCTGCTGGAGGACGTGGCAGACGGCACCAGCATCGCGCTGGTCGATACGGGCAGCACGAACATCGGCAACGTCGCGTTCCACCGCGACAGCATCGTGTTCGTCTCGCGTCCGTTCCAGTCGAGCAACGCGGCCATCGCGTCGCAGACCATCAGCGACCCG